CTTTGAACTGACCGCTTGCATGAGTAATAGCTGTACGTAAATATACATCTTCTCCGTAACACATATCAGATTGCTCCAATTGGATATTACAAGCAGCTATTTTGGGTATCACATGATATAGTATGGCATCAAGAGAAGCATAGTCGAATTGTCCTTTGGCATTCTTGATAATATAGTTCATACTTTTTTGGAATTCTATCATTGCCTGTGTTATTTTATCTATTTCATCAGATCTATATACAAAAAATTGATTATTCATTCTTTTTCTTTATCTCTTTTAGCTTTAACAGATCGGTAATGATTTCTTTCATGCGTTTATACTGATTAATATTCTGTTCATCGAATGCAATAATATCTTGGCGAAGCATATAAGCTATAGACATCAATAAGCCGGTCATTATGATATTGGCAAGAGCCAGCCACGCAATTACATTCATTTCTTCCCCTTCTTTATTGTTTTAGGTGCTACTGGTTCCAATATAGATATATCTTCAACGGACTTAGCCTCTACGGGATGTTTATCTTGTTGGACGATATACTCATCAATCTTGTCATAAAGTTTCGTCTGAGCTGGATTTTGTTCGCGTATCATGCGATGTACGGGTTTTAAGTAATCCCAGATGCTTGCTACTGCCCTTGCGAGAGCGGCCTGCTCTGTTTGATTGTCTTTGGCATAAGTATTGGCATAGTCGGTGAGTCTGTGAACCACATCAAGATTGCTATTGATAATATTTTCTAGTTCATGAAGCACTTCATTTATATTACGCATGTAACTCCTATAGTAGAGACTTTCTATTACACAACTACTATAATTATAGAACTTTTTTTCATGAATTGCAAGAGGATCGAGAATTATGATGATTTTTAACAGAATCTCTTGCGCGAACACGTTAAAGATGATGGTACAGGTAGCTGGAATCGAACCAGCACGTTACTTTAATATACGGAGAGAGCTTAAGATCTGTCGTATATATCCATAACATCCGGCCCCTTTATAAATATTTCTTAAGAATAATTATAGCCGGATGCGCATCCACTTCGCCTTACCTGTGCATAGATTTCAAGCTTTTTACAAAACCAAAAGCCGAAGTTTTTTAATCTCCGGCTTTAATTTTGTTGCTTACATCACGCAGTTAAGATAAATTGGTATCAATTTAAATTTAACTGTTATTGAAATAACCCCTTTTACCGATGTCTCACGTACGCTACCGACCAAAGTGTTTACGTAGAAACATTAAAAATAAGTAACTAAAATGTACAACAAACAACAAAAAAATCAAGTCCCAAATCAAAAAAACCTAAAAGATCTCAATGAGATCAAACAACTTAAGACAGGTAGAATATTAGAAACCATCAACTTGGTGGTTAATCAGTGTTTGTATTATAACAATAATTACTACGAATCTGAGGCTACTATAGCCAAGAGATTAGGTATTGGTACAAGAACGGTATGCAGGGCAATTAAGAAAGCAAGAGAGCTCGGTCTTATTTCAAGAAAGCGCCGCATTAACAATAGTAATATATATGGACTCAATCCAGAGCTGCGCCGCCCGGAGATCATAGATGAACTTGCGGCTATATTACCAGCACTTAGAGGCCTGCTTTGTTTATCGTTTTTGATACCCATAGTAGCACTATGTAATTCGGCATCTAGACAATCAATGCCAGATACTGGCGCACAATATAAAAAAGAGGTTATTATTAATGCAAGTGCTCTTAGTCTTTATAGAGAAACAACGAAGAAATATGGCCTAGTTTCAACCCCTGTATGGCACCCGGAAGGCACGGCACAAAATAGAGCAAGCATTAAAGAGCACCCGGACCCGGAAAGAATCCTTAAACAGGAAGGGCTTAGCCAGGATTCTATTGAAAGTGCTGTGCAATTCTTGGCGCAAATGAAGACACGGACTACAAGTCGCTATGTCAATGAGCAAACAGCGCGAGAGTTTAAAGAGTTCTGCGACCAAAGGTTATCACGACTTATAGAGTCAATTGGGAAATTAGCACTTGCACCAGACAAGAAGGCTGAGATTATTGAAAGACAATTGCAGAGCTACAAAGATAGGCTGCATTTCAAAGATTGCATAGCATTAAGACAGGAAGGTTATCCGACATGAAGTATCCGTTTCTTGAGAAATATGGCCAACATTCTGGCGATTATCTAGGACTATCTTTGGCTGGCGCTATCAAGATAGCTCCTTATCCTGAAGAATGTCATAAAGAGGCATTTGACGAGTATGTTTCGGCCGAAAAAATAAAGAAGATTACTATTAAAGATCCACTGAGATTCTATATCTATTTATGCAATGATTATTGTAAAACAAGATTTGTAGATCCAGATTTTCCTGAGCTCGTTAGTTTAGCGCACCAGTATAATATAGATGCTTCTACTGATGTCTATTTGCCAGAAGAACAGCGCATCCATGTAGAAATAGAAGATCATGCCAAAAAACAAACCAAGAAGCCCTATGAAGGAAATCCTTATCGGCCGGTAACTGGTACTTGGAAGAAATCAGTTCATGAATTTCAGTTTAGTCCAACAAGCACTCTCGACCATATAGCGGAATCTATTAAGCTTATAGGCTATTTAGCTGCCGGAATTCAATGTCCAGGAACTGCTGTTGTGTTGACGTCCGATTGCTTCGCTAAACGTGCAGCTTTTACGATTGAGGAACTTATGTCTCATGATGAACATTACAAATTAGATCTAGCCGCTATTATATCGCAAGTAGATAAATTTATTGAATATACTCTTGAAGTTCATAAAGATCTGCCATTTATAAAGCAGATTTCTTGCGCAGAAGATGCTAAAATAAAAGCGCATGAAGCAATTGCCCAATTCGTGCCAGTGTTACTGAGGCCGTTTATTTTAAAGGGAGCCGGCAAATGATTTCTTTGCTTTTAGCGCTTTTTCTAGCATGTACAACTAACGATACTGAGTTTATGACTACCTCCACTATGTCTGCCCAAGAACAAGGCGAATGGACAATAGAGCCTGAACCAGGCGATCTTGATGCCATGCCTTGTCCTTGGGACCAACAAGTAGACGAACAATATGATATTTACTATATTGATGGCGAGAATATTGAAAAAGAGACTAGCCAAAATATACTTGAAAAAGTTTGTGATCTCATAGCGACAACGCCGAAATGAGTGATACATGGAAGAAGTAGTAGTTTATACAATACCTGGAGCACCAATACCATTACAACGACCAAGACATTATGTAAATAGAGTTTATGATGCACAAAAGAACCATAAGCTAATAATTGGCATTAATCTTACTAATCAACATGGCGATCGGCCGCTTTATAACGGTCCTTTGTTGCTTAATGCTACTTTCTATATGCCTCTTGCCAAGACTCGTGAGAAACAAAAAGAAAAACTGCTTGGCACTCCTGACTTCTATAAGCCAGATATAGATAATCTTATAAAAATGGTATTAGATTGTGCCAATAAGATACTCTATAATGATGATGCTCAAATAACGGCAATAATTACAAAGAAGATTTATGGGGATCCACCTCGTACAGAATTTACATTGAGGACATTAAAAGATCACTATAAGGGAGACTTCAAAACATTGAAAAGAATAAAATAATGGCGCAAACTATCAAGAGTAGCACAACAAAAGCAGCCAAGGAAAAAGCAGACAAGGTCTATGCTACGTTTAAAAACCTTTGTTCTTGGAGAGAAAATGAGATGAGCGGTGCGTTCTTGGAGAAGATGTGCCAAGACCTTATCGCCTGGGCTGATTTGCCTAGTTCATTGAAGATTACACAGTTTATGCGCGAATACGGAATACCCGAAAAAACGTTCTACCGAACTGTACATAGCAATGCGGATTTTAAAGAAGCTTATTGGTATGCATTAACAGCTATAGGCGACAAAAGAGAAATAGGTGCTTTAAAGCGTGAATATGATGCCGGTACAGTAGATAAAACTATATCGCATTACTGTTCTGTGAATGCAGCGGCCGAAGAACGTAGAGCCAAATTGAAGCGTGAAGAACAAGGTTCGTCTATTGAAGATCTTACCAATTGCGTACAAGCATTAGTACAACAGAAGTGGGGCGATAAGAATGAAAAGGAGAATGAAGAGAAAATATAGGAAGAAATACAAGAACTGTAGGACAGGCTGTGGCTGCGATAGATGCCACATTGCATTATTTGGAGAACTGGTTAAATGAAACTGACACCGGAACTGATTCTAAAGCTACAGAGGTTTCAACCACGGCCGTATCAAGCAAAGATAGCTAAGGCCATAGAGGAAGATGGATTTAGGAAGGTATTGGCTATATTGCCTCGCCGTGCAGGTAAGGACATCGTAGCCTTCAACCTTGCCGTTCGACAATGCATGCGTAAGACTTGCACTGTCTTCTATGTATTTCCAACATATTCACAAGGTCGCAAAGTGCTGTGGGATTGCATAGATGACCAGCAACATCGTATCTTAGATTGGTATTGCCCTGATGAGATAGTTGAACAAAAGAACTCTTCAGACATGAAGATACGCTTCAAGAATGGTTCTATCTTGAAGGTCTGCGGATCAGACAATTACGATTCACTTGTTGGTACAAACTTCCAAGCTGTTATATTCTCTGAGTATGCTCTCCAAGACCCTAATGCCTATGCTTTTTTACGTCCTATCATGGTAGCTAATGGTGCCTGGGCGCTATTCATTACAACGCCCCGTGGCAAGAACCACCTTTACGATCTTTATAATGTTGCACTCAACAATCCTGAATGGTACTGTCTCAAGATGTCCGTTGAAGAGACAGGGCATATTCCTGTACAGGCTATTCTAAAAGAAAAGAATGAAGGCTTGATCTCAGAAGATCTTATTCAACAGGAATATTATTGCAGTTTCGATCTTGGTGTTTCGGGAGCATATTATACGCAATATATTGATAAGATGAAATTAAAAGGGCAGATAGGTCATGTAGGCTATGAGTCTGCATACAAGGTTCATTGTAGTTTTGATCTCGGTATTAGGGACACAACGGCACTAATATTTTTTCAAATATGCAATAATATTATACGTGTTATAGATTGCTATGAGAATTGTGATGAGGGCCTTGAGCATTATGCGAAAATAATCAATGAAAAAGGCTATAATATGGGTCGCTTTATAGGACCCCATGATTTGAAAGTAAGAGAATTCGCAGCAGGTGGCGTAACACGTTTTGATAAAGCATCGCAATTGGGCATGAAGTTTACCATATGCCCTAACATTCCTATTATCGATGGTATAGAATGCGTACGCTCTACATTCTCTAAGATGTGGATTGATGAAACTAAGTGTGCAGATCTGATTAAGGCGCTTGAGAACTACCGTAAAGATCTTAAGAAGTCTGATACAGCAAAACCACTCTATTCAGATCATCCATTGCACAATTGGGCATCAAACTATGCCGACGCAATGAGGTACCTCTGTGTTGCTTTGCCAAAGATACGAGAAGGTACTAGCCCTGAAGAACTAGATAAGCGTTACCGTGAGGCCGTTTTAGGGGATAGAGTAACAACTGGATTTTTTAGAGATGATTTACCTACGTTGTAGTTCTAAGCATCGTGATGAATATATTTATATAAAAAAAAGTGATCTATGCCCAAAATGTATGCCTGCTATCTTCAGAACAGATTTGCCTGAGTATTAAAGGATTGCCATGGAAAAATTATATACATTCAAATATGTAACCGATGGAGCCATTGTAATTGATGACTATCATTCGATAGATAATGCATCAAAGAGTACAGAGGGATTCCTGGAAGTTAATAAGCTTGATAAGCCACAAGATCACTATGAAGTTGTGCGCTATCATTACATTAACGGTACAGCACAGTATCAACAGACTCATATCTTCGATATTTTTACCTTTAATAAAGCTATTCATATGCTCAATGCGCAAATCAAGTTATAATTGGCATGGTTATAAATGACCTCCGGGTTTTATTAGCAGTGTTTTAGAATCCCGGAGGCCTTTAGAGGAGAACAATTCCTATTGGGCGACTATGTTCTAGAGGAGGTAATAAAACATATAAGCAAATGGCATAATATCAAGAGAAAATTTGCACTGAATTCTATGTGTAATATGCAAGTGCCGGTGCCAAATCTTTATTGAACAATTAGACTAAAGATGTTATAAAAAGATAGATCCTTTATATTGGAACCCTCCTTTCGGAGTGCTTTGTAACACTGCCCTCCCGATGGAGGGTTTATTTATGCAAAGAAAAGCCCCCGTTTATAGGGGGCCTGCTATCAGGAAAGACAAATATTGGACTAGTTATATAGCGAATGTTCTAATAAAACCAAAGTTGAGACAACTAGCGCTGCATATGCAGCACACACTAATGCAGTGACAGTACCATAGTAAAGGCGATAGCCTACGATTGCTCCTAGAAAGAGCAACAATCCAAGGATTGCTTTTCTTCGAAATATATCTGGCCATGATAGCTCATGAGCCCTATAGGCATAATTCTGGTATATCCAGAAAACACTATAATATTCTAGAATCCAGACTACTGGCATTGTCCATGGTGTAGGGATACGCAATACTGCATTAAACAGGAATGATATTAGCAATAGGAGTATCACATAAGGTGTATTTTTTACTAATTTTAAATCCATATCTGCCTTACGGAGTTGGTACTACAGCAGCAGCGATAACGCCTTTGGTAACCGCTACGGTACCAGCGGCAGCTACGCCCCAACCTACAAGAAAGCAACCAGGACCTGCTGCAGGAATGCTTGCTATTGTTGCTGCAAGTGCTGTTACGCCAACTACTGGATATCCTACAGCTGCTACGATACCGGCCAGCCAAGGACCGCCGCCATTAAGTTCGCCTATCGGACGCGCTATATAATCGCCGTTGCTTAGTTTTATAGCCTTAATACGATTGCCCACTTCGTAATATTTTCGCAATTGACCTGGCGTCAAATTACGCAGAAACGGATGCACATCATAGCGTTTAACTAGATGCGACTCTTGATTGTCTCTGAATACATAGTCTTGCCCTTGCTGTTCTAACATAGCAGCGCAGCTACAAGAGACCAATGCCAACAGAGATAACAGGATCTTGCTACCTTTCACGGTAACTCCTTAAAGTAGGAAGGTTAATAATATATAACGTTAAGAATATATAGCCAAATGGCGCGATTGCAAGTAGTAGAATTACTTCTTTCTAGGGCGCCCTCGGCCTCTTTTGGGAATCATTTGTACAGGCTTTATTTCTTTCGGGCTAAACAATCTTTGCCAAAACTTTTTAGGTTGTTGTTTCGGTTCAATTGGAATTTCAAAGAACTTTATCAATAGCTTATCATGAAGGATTAAGTATTTTTTATAACAATCATCGCAAGTTTCTAATATCTTTCTTGCAACATTAAGATCGCTGCTAGGCCAAAAAATTGTTAAATATATTTCTCTTGGGATTTCTTTGTTGCATTTATCGCATTTTCTTGTCATTAGTCTTCCTTCTTGAGGCATTTAGGACAAACACAACTTTCTATTTTATCTTCCTCACAGCATGCACTGCCTTCAAAGTATAAATATTCATAGCATCTGTCGCATGCTATCAATGCTTTATAATTAGGTTCCTTTTTGTCATCGAATGGTGTGAGTATAGACTTTTGGTATATCCAATAATCTTCTGGATCTGGCGCATACCATTCGTGTCCATCATCATCCGGAATCAATAAACCATCCTTATAGTCTACAAATTCTAAGTATGTATAGTCATATTCTGGAGGAGTTAAGGGATCTGTATTGAGATGGCCACATATTAATAGGCGGCAATCACCTTCAGGCATCTTGTCTTTAAATTGTTTCCATTGCATTATTTATCCTTCTACAGTGTTGGGTGTTTAGGTATTTTGATCCAATGTGTTATATTATTTGTATCAACTCTGCAATCGCTAAATTGGTCTACTCTTGCCCAATCCCATGAATGATCGCCCCTATCTTGATAGAATTTTACTAATGCAGGATCTGCTTCCGACCATTTTGCAAGTGCTAATTCATATGGCTTAAAGCCAATACGAAACCATGTTGGAACAATACCATCTTCATCAGCTTGTATGTTTGTTGCTAATACTATGTAATCTGCATCATAGTCATCAGGCAATCTGTCTTTAACTGATATCCATTCCATTAATCATCCTTTTCAATTGCTGCAAGAATTGTTTTTATATATTCCATGCCATCTTCTTTGGTAAAGTCTACCATGCAACCCTCTTTGCATTTCGAAGCATCATTACTATGAACTTCAATAAAATGTTTCTCTAACCGTTCTAATTCACTCCAGGCAAACCATGCTGAATATGATATATTGTTATATAAATGTTATAAATATATATCCATATCGCCTAATATCAAGTACTATATTACTAGTATTGTCTGATTAAGCAGGCATTACATGTAACAGCCCCGCATGTGATAACGACATGTGGGTTTTTTATTATTGTTACCCATGGTATGCTCTTGAAAATTAAACCAGGAGATATCAATGGCAAGTCAAATATGTCCTATGTGTAAAAAGGAATTCACGCCGAAAGCAGGTAGTAGATCTTTTACTTATTGTAGTTCCCGTTGCCGGCATAGATATGATAAGCATCTTCATGAACTTGATCTGGAATATCGCAAAGAACTAGGCTTATCGCCTCGTTTGTCTATAGCTGCAAGCATCCGCCCTCGCGAAAAATAATCTTGAATACTAATGTTACCGGCCTTATTCTGCGGATAGTAGTATCTATCATCTATTTTCTATAAGGAGATATCTATGGCAGCAACGGTTATTGAAAACAACCTCAAGCATGTCCTATCCTGGATATTAGCCAAGCTGGAAGATCTTTGCAAAGAAGTTGTTTCTGAAGGTGAAGCCGTTTGGCCTACTTTGGAGCAACTCGTATCTTCTGGGCAACTAGGCAAAGACATCTTGGCTATATTAGCCACTTTGAAGCCTGTTATTACTTATGCTGAGACAGCATTTCCACAATATGCATCATTGATAAGCTGGTGCCAAGATATATTAACCGACATTGCCAACTTTGACACAGTCAACAAGACATGCACTTGCTCCGGTTGCAATCCAACTAACTAAGGAGTAGCTGATGCTGTTTCCCCAATTAGGTCCGCAATATTATGACGAACGCGACAAACCCATATTAGGCCGCATGGAAGCCTTTTATGCAGAAAGTATTACAATTAATCAATCTTTCTGGGGTGAGGCGGATACAGATCAGCGCTTTTACCTTGGCGATCAGTCGCTTTGGAACGATCTTTACGGCAACCTTCCTTCCAATAGGCGCCGCCAGTTCACCTTTAATCGCATTATGCGTATCATAAACGTGATTGAAGGCCATCAGCGCCGTAATCGTAAATCAACTGTATGCGTTGGTGTAGAGAATGCTGATGACGAGACTGCTGATCAATTTACAAAAATATTAATGCATATTGCCGATACAGAGCATGTGCTTGAAACAATATCTGATTCGTTCCATGGTGCTCTTATTTCTGGAATGAATCTATTACATGTATGGGTCGATTATCGCGAAGATCCTGTTTCGGGAACTATTAAGGTTGACAACTGCCCTCATAACTATTTCCTAATCGACCCATATTTCAAAAAGGCCGATCTCTCTGATTGTAATGCTCTTTGGAAGAGAACGTTCTTGACCAAACGAGAAGCAATCTCTCTTATGCCACAATATGCAGAAGAGATTCTAGGCCTTTATGGTGTAGATAATAGAGATGGAAAATTTCAATTTGCTGCAGAAGCCTATAACTATGGTCTTAAAAATTTACTAACATACGATGAATTCTGGTACCGTGATTACCGTAAACAACAGATGCTCGTTGATACGCAGACTGGTGAGACACAAGAATGGCGCGCCCAAGATGAAGACAAGCTTCGTTTATTCTTACAGACATATCCAACTGTAACAATGATCGAACAAGAAGTGCCGACAGTTCGTCTTTCGGTAGTTATTCAGGGCCGTGTATTTTATGACGGGCCAAATCCTACGGGCATAGATAATTACGGGTTTGTTCCGGTTTTTTCTTATTACGAACCACATTGTGAATACTTCCCATGGCGCATTCAGGGCGTTGTCAGAGGATTACGCGATGCACAATATTTATATAATCGTCGTCGTATTATTGAGCTTGATATTCTTGAATCCCAAGTTAATTCTGGATGGAAATATAAAGAGAATGCCCTCGTTAATCCGAAGGACATATTCTTATCTGGCCAAGGTCGCGGTATTGCTCTTAAAGAAGATGCACAAATGACCGATGCTGAACAAATAGTCGCACCGCAGATTCCGCCATCTATGATTCAGCTAAGTGAGCTACTGGCCAAGGAAATTTCAGAAGTATCAGGTGTAAATGAAGAACTACTCGGCAGCGCGTCTGACGACAAAGCAGGCATTCTAAGCATGCTCAGGCAAGGTGCCGGCCTTACTACCTTGCAGCGTCTTTTCGATCAGCTGGACAGGTCTCAAGAGCTGCTCGGCCGCCTTATGATCGATCTCATTCAAGCAAACTATACGCCGGGCAAAGTTGCCAAAATTCTTGAAGAAGGCAATCCAACTGCTCAGTTCTATAACAAAGCGTTCGGCAAATATAATGCGACTGTAGAAGAAGGACTCAATACAACTACGCAAAAGCAAATGCAGTTCGCTCAGATGTTAGAACTTAGACAAGCCGGAGTACCAATAGCTGATGACTTACTTATTGATGCCTCTACTTTGCAGAACAAGCAAAAGCTTATCGATTCGATTGTCCAATCTTCTAAGCAACAACAACAAATGCAAATGCAGCAAATGCAAGTGCAAATGGAAGAGATCCAAAGTCGCACTGAGCTGGCAAAAGCCAGAGCTACTGCTGATCAAGGCTTGGGCATGGAAAGAATGTCGCGCATAGCAGAAAATCAGGCCCTTGCTGAAGAACGCAAGCATGAATCCATGAAAGATGATGAGATAGCACTGCTCAATCTTGTTAAGGCTCTTAAAGAAATAGATACAATGGACTTGAGTCACATCGAGAAGCTTATTCAGCTATCGCAGTCTATTCAGCAAGAGCAGAGTAATCCTGAAGTTAAAGAACAACCAACCGCGAGGGCACAATGAACAGAATAGATTACCAAGCTCAATACTTGGGCAATATAAGAGACCAAGAGAGCAAGCGCTCTGAAGATAGAAGTAAAACTGTGGCATTTCACAGATTGCATGCGCGTCACGGCTTTGATCTTCCTGGCCAGAATCCACGAAGGCGTCATGAAATGGAAGATCAGGGTTATATAAGATAAGGAAATACAATGGCTATTAATAATGCTGTAAATGATATATATATTGCCCGCAATGGATTTTACGCAACTAATACAACTAGCCCAACAAATGTAACTGGGGATGGAACTCAGTATACGATTCCCTTTGATTTTATGGAATCGGGTTCTGGTTTTGATACAAGTACATATAGCTGGGTTCCTTCTGCAGTGGGAACATATTCAGTTGGAGTATTCTCTCTATACTTATGGATATGCGTCTACTAATACTGATTTTCTAGTTATTTTAGGAGGTTCAGATATTATTACCGAAATGAGCGCTACTAACATATATGACTCGTCTGGTGTCATCATGATGAGCGTGGTTGTGCCATTTCTTATCAATGCCATAGATCCTGGTAATCCTCCAAAGATATCTGTCCAGTTGCAAGTTTCCGGAACTAGCAAGAATATATCGCTCACTGAATATAAAAGTTCATTCTGGGCAAATCTATTATTTTGACTGTGGAACTATAATGATGGCTTTGATGAAGCCCGAAAAGGAGGAAATATCCTTGTAAATTTTAAATTGGCAGGCTAATTTTCAAGAACATACGATTTTTATCTCTAGACGGATTCCAGCGGAGTCCGTTTTATTTGTATCTCACAAAACAATAGCATTTCTCCTTCACTTGTAGTGAACTCATGGTAATACTTCCTGTAGTAGGAGGTTAAAACCTCTGCTACCCCATGCGGGCAAGCAGTTCTACGAAAGGCACACTATGCCAAGATATCATCACGAAGTTCATCACAGTAAATCTGAATCATCCATGAAAGATGGCGCTTATGCCGGTAAAAATGCGACAGAGCGTATGCAGCACCATGATGCATCTATGATTTCTGAAGATCACAATGCAATAGCTAACTTACCTCAACAGGTTATCATGAAAGACTGGGCTGATCATGAAGCTTACTTGCCTGATATCCTTGATGATACCATTGTAGGAATCAACAAGCAGATCAATTATGATGACAAGAAGCGTCAAGAGCACTTTGAACCTAAGAAGGTCTAATATGATCATACTGAAACCGACTCTGATGGGCGACGTAGGTATTGCAAAGACTGATACGACTAATGCATCAGATTCTGAAGTAGCGCGCGTCGTATTCTATCAAAATGTTGATCCACGTCGAAAACCTGAGTTAATGGATTCTGAATTGATTCGCGAAGATCATGCCAAGATAGCAAATCTTCCAGAAGAGTTCATTCATTCTTCAGGACTCTTTGATAAAGGATATTAATGCCAACGATGATAAGAGTACCGGGCAAGCCGCAGAAGATTGCTTACAAGATTCTCGGTGTACCGGCAAATATTGCATATAGACGTGATGCGATTGATAAGAAGATTAACAGGCGGTTAGTCTTTGAAGAATCGATACGCGTAAGATAATAACATTATGGGGAGCATATGCTCCCCATCTTAATAAGGTGACTAATGAAAGTTCCAGGAAAGTTCTGGGCTGAAGAGGCCAAAGAACCCGCTCATAAAGATATTAAGAAGGCTCTTGAAAAGAAAGCCGGCAAGAAGTCGTCATCTAAGACAAAGAAAGCTGCCAAGCATGCGAAAATCTTCAAAGGCAAAGCAGAAAAAAGCCCCAAGGTTAAATCATTCATTGAAAAGCGGATGCACGAGTTTAAAGAAGGCAAAATGCATTCGCGTGTTAAAAAAACTGGCCCGAAAGTTACTAACCCTAAACAGGCGATCGCGATAAGTCTGAATGAGGCTAGACAAAAAGGCGCCAAGATAAAGAAGCCCAAGAGATAATTTCCTTTCTCCACCACTTATTTCTAAGGATCCAGTACGATAGCATGCTGGATCCTTGATTTTTGACCAAAAACTATAGTAGAATTGGTGGAAATTTAGCCATTTAAGGAGAAGTATGAAGAAAAAAGAAACAAAGAAGCCCACAGTAGGCAAGATAGCAACTGATCTTCTGGCTAAGCCAGAGATCGGTCATACTGTTATAGATCAGATGCAAGAGAACCTCACTGATTATGATAAGAATATCTTTCTATGTGTAGAAAATGCCAAGAAAACATTCCCTGGTGATTTCTATGTTGTTGTAGAATGCAAAAAAGAAAGATTGCTTGAAAATGTACTGCGCAATTACTTTTTTGCGCGTCTTTCAGCTCCTACGCCTGGATGGGACCAAACAGTCTACAAGTACCACAGAAAACGCGATGCGCTTGAATTTCTGTGGGTAGTTCCTTCCAAGGATGCATGTGAATATATGACTATTAATAAGCAATATATACCAGAATCTGAGTATGAGTTGCTCAGATTTGTGCTATCATATAACGATGGCACGCTACTTAAGATAGCTAAAAAGTTGAATGGTGAAGCTGATGATAGTCCACTCATAGAAGGAAAAGTATGATTGACAATGAGCAAATCCCACAGAATGAAGAGAATTTTCAAGATGTTGGTATTGATGTAGTTTCTCAAGTTGAGCCAATTGTTTCTGATGCTCCTGTCCAGGAACCAGAGGTTGCGCAGGCTGCTCCCGTAGAACAAGAAACTCAAGGGCAAAAGAACTTTAAAGCGCTGCGCGAACAGGCCCTGCTTTTAAAGCAAGAGAAAGAAGAGATGGCGCGTCAGCTTGCGGCATATCAACAACAGATGCAGCCACAACAACAAGAATCGGTTGAGCAAGACGATAATCTTGCGCCCGATGCTCTTATAGAAAAAAGGCATTTATCGCGCTATGACAAGAAAATACAGAATCTTGAGGCGCAATTAAAACAGTATAAAGATCAGTCGGTAGCCACTTCAGCAGAGTTACAACTTAGAGCTAAATATTCTGACTTTGATATGATCGTCAATAAGGATAATCTAGAGATGCTGAAGCTCACTTATCCGGAACTGGCCCAAACTGTCTATAATAATCCCGATCTTTATACAAAGGGAGCTTCAGCGTATACCATTATTAAGCAAATGGGCATATCGCCAAATTCCCAAAATGAATCTGATAGAGCTCGTGCTAGTGCAAATCTTGCCAAGCCTAGACCGTTAGCATCAGTAGCAGCCTCTCAGGGCAACGATAGCCCATTGCAACGTGCAAATGCTTTCGCTAATGGTCTCACAGAAGACCTGAAGGGACAGTTGCGCAAAGAGATGGCCGCTAGTATAAAAAACTTGTAACTCAAAAGGCATAACAATGTCTTATTTCCGTTTTATGGCGCTTTTGGCAATAAGCAGTTTCTTTATTTCCATGGCTGCAAATAATATTCAGCCTCATATATGTCTTGGCTCTGAACAAGAGATCTTTTCTGCTAATATTGCCAAGCTTATAGAATATATTAACAAGCGAGGATACCATGTCACCTTCGGCGAAGCATATCGCACTCATGAGCAAGCTCTCATATATGCGCACGAAGGCCTAGGAATAAAGAATTCGCTTCACTGCGAACGTTTGGCTATGGACCTGAATATCTTTGCACCCAATGGAAGATTGTTGACTACAGTCGAAGAATGTGAGCCATTCGGAGCCTATTGGGAAAGCTTGCATCCGTTTAATGTTTGGGGCGGTCGCTGGAAGCATCGCCCTGATTCCGATCATTATCAGATGACAGATGAGCGGTAGCTGTCTTTCTTATTTTCTGCGGGGGCCGCATCCATTTCACGGAATAGTTCTTCATATGCTTTATGGCACAATAGACACAATAGATAGTTTCGTGGCTGCATTCTTTGTTCTTCGCTGTCATTTCTAATGATATAGAATGTAGAATGTGTGATATCTTCTCCGCAATGACTGCAATGGATTCTGCATGTTATCGGGCAATTATGCGGATGAGTTAATTCGGCTTCAGTTGATTCTTGGCCGCCTTGAACTATAAATGTTGCAAACAATAAAACAAAGTATTTGTAAGACATATTTATCCCTATTGTTTATGGGTTGTTACTCGATCATTTTATTTTAATATCACTAGCGATATACTGCAAACAGCGTGAGGGTAGAATCGCTATCTACATTCAGCGTTTAAGCAAGATCGCTCCTTGCATTCGGGTGTTATTTGCCTAGGCCATCACCCAGTCTAGAAAGTCTATATACTTCATGGTTCTTTATAGGAGCATTAAAAATGCCTATAACAACTACAAGCACATTGCCAGCGCCTAAACCAAGCTGAATACGGGCGCGTTAAACTAGGAATGATTACATGGAAAGTCTAAACATAAATACGAAACTCTGTTATACTGATATAGGTACGGCAGACTATTTCATTTGGGAGTATTTATGCAAGATAACCAGAGGCAAACGCATACAGATTGGGCGTATATTGCAGGAATTATGGATTCTGATGGGTGTTTTATGATAACGAGACATAAAAGAAAAACACAAAGAAAAAATTATCCTCATATGGTTGAGGGATGGTCTTGGACTTATATGCCCTCAGTTAAAGTAGCTATGATAAATCACGAAGCGATAGAATTTATTGTAGAAAAAACCCAAGCAGGTACGTGTAATCTTTATGGCGCTCGACCTTCGAGACCCAATTCTCATCCGATGTATGAATGGGGAATAAGAAATCGCAAGCAGATAGTACCATTTATTGAAAATATAATGCCTTACTTAAAAGTTAAAAAACAACGGGCGCAATTCTTATTAGATTACTGTAAAAAAGCACAATATTTGGAAACTAATGCTGCTAAATATTATGGGTTAAGTAAGGAAGAGCTAGAATACAGGGAAAGTTCTTATCAACAGATGAAAGAACTCAATCGTATTAAAGTAGCCGCAACGACTAAGTTTCCTGGGCCCGTGAGGGCATGCGATAGTCTTATCTCATAAGAAATTATGAGAGGGAGGAATAACAAGACTCTCCGCTGCGATGCCGATAGCTAACATGATACACAAAATTCGCAGTCATCAAGTAAAAGAGTGGTGCAGCAATCATTCAGTTATAAATTGCTGTCAGTGCCAGTGCCTAAACTTATTGGGCACTTAAAATCTTCTCTGATAGACTTGGAAGCCGAAGTGGTATTTAACTAACCGGTAACAAGGGGCAAGATTATGAATAAAGATAATAAACGCGAAAAATGCGATGGTGTAGACATGGCAACAGGGTTGAGAGATTGTTGGAATTTCTTTTGCAAAAAAGATCACACTTGGCGTTTTTACGAACTTCATAATCAGCCTGAACGTAGCAAGCGAGAAGACTCTTGCAAGAAATTTCATTGTAAGAGATGCGGTGCTCTGAACACGATTCGATAAGGTCGTGAGGGATAAGTAGAGAAAGTCCCCGCCTAGAAATAGGTCATAAAAGTAACAGATTGAATATGATCCACAAGATCCCAGCCATGCGTAAAAACATGCCTAGGAATGGTGGTACTACGCTTAGAATGAGACGATTGAGTTTAGTCGTCTTTAAATCTTCTCTAATTGACTTAGAAGCCTGAGTCCAAGGCGATAAGGGGCAAGCGCAAGCAGCCTGAACGACTTAACGAGAAGACCGAGGAAAAATGAAAAAAAGATTGAATTATAAATGTTTTTTCGATATATTATATATGAATTCATTTTGGCTGTTCCTTACGTCCAAAGTAAATTTAAAAGATATAACTAAGCTGTCAATGCAACCCTGACGGGCCGGCGACAGCTTTTTTTATTATTCAATTTTTCCTCGGATGCGAAAGTCTGAACTCGACAAATAGGGTTGTTGAAAGTCGAGAGGGAGATCCGAAGAGGTTTCCCCGCTTAAATAATAAGAGAAGATCGTGGGTTCGATTCCCACCAAGAAAAGCAAGATTTCTTGTAGCTGAGCGGTACAGCGCCTCATGTATTTAAGTCACAAAAGTAACAGATTGATAATCCGTTAAATCCAGCTATGGTGCCATTAGGGACTACAGGGGTTACGCCTCCTGCGCAGCAATTGACGGCCATAGACATCGATGCGAAAATATCATTTTATGGGACGTTTGTTCAGCTCAATGAACAAGTTACATTACAGAACCAAGATCCCGTTTTGAACGAATGCGCCGCACGTTTGGGTGTATCACTCCGTTAATGCAGACTGAAGATCAATTGACTAGAGATATGCTGGCAGCTACAGCAGGCTTTATCAATTGTACTGGCGGAGTTAACGGTAAGTGATTATTGCCGTTAAAAAATCTCTGGTGATTGACTTGGACCCCGAAGCTTAAGAGCCGGAAACAAGGCGGAAGGCGAGAGCCACCGTGAACGACTAAGTCCAGAGAAGCCGAAAGGCTAAGCGATAGTCTGATCTCATGCGATAAGTATGAGAGGGCGATCCGAAGAGGTTGCCCCGCCTAGAAATAGGTCATAAAAGTAACAGATTTATGGATAATCCTACAGAGATCACCTTGCAAGACTGCGATACTGTAACTCAAACTCTTTTGACTAACAATGCTTATACCATCATGGATAACATTGAAGGTGAAAATAAGTTCGGTACAGCTCCAGTCCGTGATGCGTATTTTGCAATGACAAGTACGAAGTTAACTTCTGACTTGAACAACGTTAATACGTTCATACAGAAGAACCAATATCCTGCTCCAATGAATGCATTGCGTTCAGAGTGGGGCGCTGTGGGTAACCTTCGTTTCCTTGTCAGCTCAATCGGCTCAGTAACGCCTGCAGCTTCTGCCAACAGTGCAGATGTGTATAACATCTTCTGCGTCGGCATGGAGGCCTATGCGTGCGTTGAACAAGACGGATATAGCGCATCTTTCATCTACCGTCCACCTATATATGACGGCCCACTCGCGCTTAACGCTTCAGTCGGATACAAATTCGCTGAAGTTCCTCGTATTACGAACGATCTGTTTATTATTAACCTTCGTGCAACCAAGAGATTTTAAGGAGATATCATGGTTAATATATTCAATGGTTCTTTTACTTCTACTGGTTCTGCTCAGTTTCTCAATATTCGTGGCGGCCTCGATACTATCGAAGTCTGGAACATGACAGAGTTGGCTGCTGCTAATGACAGCCATGGCGTAAGCTATGCATGGAATCTTGGCATGGGCTACAATGATGCTATTGTTACAATGCGTAACGCAGCAGCAACTGCAGTCAATGCTACGACAGCAGCAACACTTACTGTTCCAGGATTTATAGTTTACGATGCTTCTACTCAAGTCAATGGCCCAACAATAGCCACTACTGACTTTGGTACAACTGCTCATGTCGTGCTAACTGGCAATACTACCGGCGTATCAGTCGGCAGTATTATCCGTTTGCAGGAAATGACAGGTGCAAACCAAGTTAATGGTATGGACTATACGGTTACAGCAGTTAACCCAGGCGTCAGTATGACTCTCGGCTATACTCCTGTAACTGTTGCAGCTGCTGGTGCCGGTGCCTATTTCACGGTGCCATTCAATAAGTGGTATCCACAAACCCGTTATATTGCATCCATATCACAAGCAGCGCAAGCTGTTGTTGTGTTCACTGTAACGCATGGATATCAAGTAGGACAAGCGATTCGCTTCCATGTCGGATCATTTAACGGCATGAAGCAGATTGATGGGTTAGAGGGCAATATTGTTGCTGTTAATACAACTACCAACTCGGTAACTGTTGATATTAATACAACAGCATTTACAGCTTTCGTATGGCCTACTACTGCAGTAGCCGCTGCACCGTTTACTCAAGCATATGTTAACCCGATTGGCATGGATAGTTCTTTGGCGTTAGCCCAAGTACCACCTGCTGATACATTAACTGATGCTATGCAGAATATCATGACCACAGGAATTATCCTTGGTGCTGGTATTACAAGCCCTGCAGGATCTGTAAACGACGTCATCTATTGGCGCGCTACTAGTTCTTTTAACCTTTAAGGTTTATGGGGGGCATAGCCCCCCTCTTTAACTTAGGAGAAATCATGGAAGTTGCAGCACAAACCACAGATTATACAAAGAAACCAGCTAAATCAGACAAAAAGGTCAATCTCAAGTACCAACATGATAAAGATCGCGAACCAGTTCGTGGTATCTTCAGATTCTATGAATGTGCCGGCGCTCCACTCAGTTTTGTTTATAAGGCATATAAAGAAGATGATGTTGAACGATTTGATTTAACAGATGGTTGTATTTATACAATACCGCTAGGAGTTGCGAGACATCTTAACAAGTCTGGACGTTATCCTATACATGCATTCAAACAAGATGAAGCAGGAAATGTAAGTTCCCATATTGGCAAGAAAGTTGCTCGTTATGGGTTCCAGAGTTTGGAATTTGTTGATATCTCAGATGTAGAAGCCACTGGTTCTGACGGTATCATCGAAGTAACCGAGGCTCCATAATGGCTGAACCATTAATTCCTGCGTATCCTCATCCTCAATTTCAACCTGCAATGCGCATCATAACCGCCATTACCAATGGCTTTCCTGCTGTAGTAACTACTTCTTTTGCCCATAATTACTTAACAGGACTCGTCGTCCGTCTAGATATACCAGATGATTATGGCATGGTGCAAGCAAATCAGCAATTCGGCCCGATAACTGTACTCAGTGATACAACATTTTCTATACCAATAGATACAACTTTTTTTGATGCTTTTGTGGTTCCTTCATCGGCTGTAATCTCCACATTAGCACAGGCTGTTCCAATGGCTGAAGTAAGTTCGCAATTATATCAGGCTGTGCGCGATGTTGCACCATATATATATTAGGAGTTGCCATGCCATTACCACCTACAGCGACACCAAGCTCGACACTGGAAACTATAAAGATAAAAGTTAGAAGATTGACCCGATCTCCTTCTGAAGCTCAATTATCAGATGCAGATCTTAACCAATATATTAATACATTCTTGATCTACGACTTTCCACAGCATCTACAGCTCTTTGATCTGAGAACAACATTTACCTTTTTTACTGAACCTTTTATAGATACCTATAGTACTAATACTACTGATTCTACAAGCCCGTTCTACGACTTTAATAACAAATATACATCTATTCATGAGCCAGTTTATATTGCTGGATATCAGCAATTCTATACTCAGTCTCGCGAACAATTCTTTGGTATTTATCCAATGGTCAATTCTATACAATCCATTGGCGCAGTTGGTGA